GCGGTCGGGTGGGATCGTCTGATTAGGAAGGGATCGAGGCTGATCTAGCGGGTGAGTCGCTTCACTTCGGCCGCTGCTGCACCAAGCAGGCGCACTAGCTCCTCGGTTTCTTCTGCATCTAGGACTACTGAGCCTGGATCAGCCACAGTGAGCCGCATCTCGGCGCCCTTTCCACCGATGCGTCGACTCACTGAGACGTGGATCTTCGCCGCGAGTCGCTCACCCACAGCCCTCTCGTGACCGATCATGTTCTTGGCCATGGCCGGTGAGCGTACTACGCGGTGTAAACAAGTCAAGTCTCGGGCCGTGAAGCTTGGGTTACCCGATTAGTTCCCCAGGCACTCATCCTTGTCCGAGGCACCATCTTCCTGGGCCGATCGAGAGTCGATTATCGATCATACGATGCAGCCCACTTAGGGCTGCTTGGGGCCTAATAAGCCTCTAAGCGTGAGTCCAAAGGGCTGTGACACGGCCAGCCACACGCCGAGGCGAACGGGCCTGCTCGAATCTCATCTCTTGTCCGGGATTCCTATTTGCCTGATGGGCCGTTGGTAGTCGGTTATCTCAATGCAGAACGTGGTTCGAATCCACGCCGTGTCGCCCATCCGCTTCACGGCGCGCTCAGGGTAATCGGTAGAGCGCAATCTCCGACTCCGCATTTGTCCACTAGGCATTTGCCGATCTAGCTCACAGGAAGAGCGCCGCGGCTCCTACCCGCGGGTCTTACTAGCAGGTTCGAATCCTGCGATCGGCGCCGCTCCCAAGTAAGCAGGCCGAGCCGGTGATGGCCTATATCCGGCCGAGTCTGCCGAACGGGCGCTATTCTCAGGTAGCTCAACTTAGGTAGAGCGCTCGTCTGTTAAACGAGAGAGTGCAGGTTCGATTCCTGCCCTGGGAGCTGACGGGTAGCTCAGTGGCAGAGCGCCGGTAATGCCAGCTGCGCCGTAGGTGCACCTGGGGCGCAACGCGTAATGGCGCGGGCGGCACAGACCGGAGGCGGCTGGTTCGTATCCAGCCCCGTCAACCAGCGTTCTCCGTCGGAGAGCGAGACAACCCAAAGCGGAGCTAGCACCGAGAAGCCGCAGCAAAGGGAAGCTCATGTCTCAGAATGAAGATCGGATTCTCCTCGACTCGCGCGAGACCTCGCCTGTCATCACGACCGACGGTGCGGGTTTCGGCTACGCGCGCGGTACCAAGCGCTCCGAGCTGGTCGTGCAGCACACCAACTACGAGATGTACGGCATCGAGGGCGCCTTCGCGATCCTCTCGAATCCGACGCCAGGCACTGCGATCACCTCGCAGGCCTCGGTCACGGCCTACGACGCGACCAAGCTCGTCCTCCACGTCAAGAACAACGAGACTGCCAAGGCGGTCATCGTGAAGTACATCAAGCAGTTTGTCTCTGTCGTGCCGGGCGGCTCGGGCACGCAGAAGTACGAGTTTCGCCTCGACACCCAGACGGGCCTCACCTCGGGCGGCACTGCGCTCACGGCCAAGCGCGTCAACCTGGGTGTTGCCTCGCCCCTCGGCAACGTCGTGGCCACCGCGGGCGCGATGACCACCGTGGCGGGCAGCGCCAACGAAGTGGCGACCTACTCGGGCCAGATGCGCAACGGCGTCGGCCTGGCGGGTGACGTCTTCCTCTGGACCTTCGGCGAGCCGCTCAACCTGAATGGCTACCTGGACCCGGCCACCACCGTCGGCCAGCAGAAGACCCTCCAGCACGGGCCGCTGATCATCGCGCCCGGCGGCGCGCTGCGCATGGCCCACTATGGCGCCTCGCTCTCCACCGCGGCGCAGTTCGAATGGGAGATCGGCGTCCTCGTCCGCTAAGGGTAATGCACGCAGTGTGAGTCTGGGCAGCCCACAGGGCACTCCGGGTTGTCGCAAGGTGGCAGCCCGCGGAAAGTCGTTCTGGTCGAGTACTCCGAATGCTCAGGCGCCTCAGCCAGGCGCTGCAGAAGCTCCTTGGCTGAGCGCCACGGGATTCGCAGCTGGGCGCGCAGCTCTTCAGGCAGCTCGCGGATCTCGGGCACGAGAGCGTCAAGCTCCTCGGGATTCTTCGCTGCTTCGATGCGATTCAGCATGATCCCCAGTGGGCTCAGGCCGAGCGCATCGATCACATCGCCTGGCTCGGTCATACCGGGGTTGTAGCGCAGCCTTATATGTCGCGTCGAGGCGGCTATCCCCCCAAGAAAATGCGAAATCGTCATGCAGTGGCTCGATGTCCTGGCGCGTCGAGGTTGACCCTTGGTTCGGCTGCCAGCTCTGGCAGGGCTCGCTCAATAGCAACGGCTACCCGACGTACTGGGGAGGCGGCTTAGGGCCGCGTCAGGCCTACCTAGTGGCCTGGGAGGCCATTCACGGCAAGGTCCCTGTGGGCAAGGAGCTGGACCACGTGTGCAGGCGCAGGCTCTGCGTGGCGCCAGCGCACTTCGAGCTGGTGAGCCGCGTCGAGAACCAGCGCCGCAAGTTTTGGTCGTATCGCAGCCAGATCCTCCAGTGCTCCGAGGGGCACGACCTGGTTGTTCACGGACGGCGCACGCCCGAGGGTGGCATGACCTGCCGCATCTGCTCGGGCGTGTGGACGCCTAAGGAAGAGCCGGAGTTGGAGTAATGGCTGAGCGCCCGACGGGATACCAGGCCTGTCTCGACCAGGTCGAGCTGATCATGACCGAGCAGGCCAACCTCCGCACGCTGCAGCGGAGGCGCGCCATGGGCGAGAACTACGCGGGCGCCATTGCCCAGCTCTCGCGCTCGTGCGCGGTGCTGCAGTCCGAGATTCGCAAGACGGGCGAGGATGCCGACGAGGCCGCGCGCAACCTACCTCCTCGGAGGCGCCTAGAGCTGATTCTGCGGCTGATTGGCGAGCTGGAGCCCGAGTACCTCGCGCCCATCAAGATCTACCTCGAAGAGCGCGGCGTGGGGATCCAGTGAGCGACTACATCGTTCGCCCGGCCAGCGAGCAGGATCTCAGGTTCATCGTGAAGACCTGGCTCGACTCGTACAGGTCTTCGCACAGCTCGGGCCTGCTGAGTCTCTCGCCACACATCGAGAAATGCCCGACCTGCTCGGAGCCCCTGGACTACGGCTACACCGCGGTCATGGGGCGTGTCGTGGTGCGCATCCTGAATCGCCCGGGCACCAAGGCCTTCGTGGCCTCGAATCCGCGCGAGCAGCCGCCCAATGACCTCCACGGCTGGATCGTCGTCGAGGAGGGCGCCAACATCCCGAGCTACAAGCCGCCGCGCTACAAGCTCGAAGTGAAGGTGTCGCCAGACCCGCTGGTGCACTACTGCTACGTCAAGAAGCTCTACAGGGAGCTGGGCGTAGCCAAGAAGCTATTCGCGGCTGCAGGCGTCGATCCACGCCAGCGATTCCTCTACACGTGCCACACGGCGCTGTCGGTGGCCGTCGAGAAGGCCGGGAAGATTCCCCGAGCCGAATGGGCGCCCCTGAGCGCGCGCTTCACGAAGGAAACGAGCCAAATCCATGATCAAGAACGTGAGCAAGCTGCGCTTCAACAGCCCCGAGCCGACGCAGATTCGCGCCACGGCCTTCGGCGGAATCTTCAAGAACGGTGACGAGGGCAATCAGCTTACCTTCGACGACGCGACTGGGATCGTGTACTTCACGAAGCCCGGAATGACCAAGGCGCTGCACATCTCCAGCTGCGCCTGGATCGAGTACGAGAACGACGTCAAGAAGGTCGAGCCAGCCAAGAAGTAAGCCGTGCCCGACGAGAACCTGCTCGTTGATCGGCTCCTCAAGGAGGCAGCTCGGCGACAGCAGGCGGAGGACCCCGGGAAGTTCGCCGCGAAGGCGAAGGTGGTGCTCGACCAGCTCATGCCGATGCAGCGCCTCCTAGCGGAGGACCAGCATCGACGCATTGCGCTGCTTACCCCGGGCCGTAACGGGAAGACTTGGACGGTGCGGGCGCGGCTTTTCCGGCGCGCCATGACGCAGCCCAACTCCTTCAGCGTCTACATCGGGCTCACGCGCACCAAGGCAGAGCAAGAGATCTGGAACGGCCCCTCGGGCTTCATCCTGCTCTGCGACAAGCTCGGCCTGAAGGAGCCCGACGTCAAGTTCGACAGGCAAAAGCTGCTCTTCACGGTGCCGCACCTCAACAGCACCGTGCTCTGCGGTGGCGCCGACGACATGAAGGCGATTGAGCTGTACCGCGGTGGCCCCGGTTACGACGAGGTGTGGATCGACGAGGCCAAGTCGCACCCGCGCGAGCTGCTCAAGGAACTGATCGTCGACATCCTCACGCCGCGCATCAACGCGCGCTTCGGCGTGTTGGGCCTCTGCGGGACCCCGGGCTCGGTGCTCGACTCCCTGTTTTACGAGATCACGCGCATGGGCTCGGATCTCTCGATCCCCTACGGCGAAGACAACGCGCTCGACGCCTTCGTCTGGTCGATGCACCGCTGGAGCCTGGAGATGAACACCTCCAAGGTGCCAGGCACGACCCGCTCGATGTGGGATCTGGCGCTGCAGGAGAAGAAGGATCGCGGCTGGACTGACCAGAACGCGACGTGGATGCGCGAGTACCTGGGTCTCTGGGCCGCGGATCTCACCGACTTCTGCTATCGCTTCCGGCCGTACACCGACGACGGCGCCGAATTCAACATCTGGACCCCCAAGGCGCCCACCAGCGAGAACCCGTTCGGTTTGCCGCTGGTCGCCAAGCTCGAAACGGGCGACGCGCGCATCAAGTGGAAGTTTGCGATCGGTCTCGACCTCGGTTCTGTCGATCCTTGCGCGCTCGAGATTTTCGCATTCGCTGACGAGACGCGTCGCATCTACCAGGTGCACGAATGGTACCGCCAGACGCTTGACGTCGACGTCATGGCCTACGAGCTGCAGAAGGCCATCGGGCTGATCCAGCGCTACACCGACTATCCCATCGCGATCGTCGGCGATACGGCCCATATGGGCACCACGATCCTGGAGCAGATCCGCACCAAGACGGGCCATCGCGTCGAGCCCGCGAAAAAGGCCGACAAGCTCGGCTTCGTCGCGCTCACGAACGATGACCTGGTGGACGGCCGGCTCAAGATTCTCAAGGACTCGGTCCTCGCGAAGCAGATGGCGAGCCTGCAGTGGGACGAGTCAGGCAAGCGCGAGATCAAGACGCAGCGCAACGACGCTTGCGACGCCTCGATTTACGCGCGCGGCGCCATCACCAGGTACATCAGCCACGTCGAGCCCGTCGCCGACCCTGTGAGGTCCGCTGAGCAAGACCTCCTGGAGGGGATCCTTGGCAAACGACATGGGAATCTTCGGGAGCCAGCAGCAGCGCCCGTCTTTGTACCCGGCAATCCCTACACCCCCGACTAAGAGGCACGAGTTGGACGAGAAGCTGTCGATTCTGCTGAAGCACCTTCCGGCGCTTCGAGCGGAGGGTGTCTCTTGCCTCAAGATCGACGGCATCGAGCTGCTCCTGCGCCCGGTCATGCCCTCGGAGATGGCCTCAGAGCCGCCTTCTGTGGGCCGTGACCCTGTGACTCTGGGCCTGCCCCCAGGCACCAAGCTACCCACGCTGAGGGAGCGCCGTGGAACTTAAGCCGCGCTGGTGGAAGGCCAAGCGAGAGGACGTCGCGGGCGCAATCTCCGAGGAGATCGCGGCTACCGAGTCGACCCAGCTCGACCTCTACGAGAATTACTATTACCTCGCGTGGCTGTACGACCCGTACGACTACGTGAGCCGCAGCTTTTTCCCCTACGAGCTGCAGGCCCAGGTTACCGAGAACGTCTGTTGCTCCAACGTCGACACGGTGACCTCGATTGCGGCGCGCCAGACCATTCGCCCCGTCTTCCTCACCGATGAGGGCAACTGGAAGGTGAAGCGGACGGCTGCAGACCTGGCGCGCTACGCCGAGGGCATCGCGAAGCTGATCCGCCTCGATGAATGCAAGCCGCGCATGTTCAAGGACGCGGCGATCTTCGGGACCGCGGTGCGCATGTTCGAAATGGACGCCGAGGGCGAGATCACGCACGAGCGCTTTCTGCCCATCGAGGTGCGCGTCAACGAGGAGGAGTGCCTCACCCAGGCACCCCGCCAGCTACACCTGCTCAAGTTCCGCGAGCGCGAGACGCTGATGGCCAAGTTCCCCGACATGGCCAAGAAGATCGAGGAGACGCCCAAGGACGCGACGGGCACCTTCTTCGGCCTGAGCGGGCTCAACACCACCGAGCAGATCATGGTGCGCTGGAGCTTCCGGCTGCCCATGGGGCGCAAGGGCAAGGCCGGCTACGTGCCTGGGCGCAAGGTGATCTCGACGCGCGAGCTGGTGCTCCTCGATGAGGAATACGACTACGACAAGTTCCCCATCGCCGTGATGCGCTGGAACGAGCGCTCGACAGGCTGGGCGGGCGCGGGGCTGGTTGAGCAGCTGCAGTGCATTCAGCGCACGATCAACAAGATGCACCAGGCCCACGATCAGCAGATCGACCTGTATGCGTCGCCCATCACCTTCGTCAATGTGAACGACATCGGTGCGGCCGAGAAGATGCGCACCTCGGGCGCTGGTCGCTTCGTGCCCATCATCGGCGACGAGCCCAAGACGCTCATTCCGCCCGTGATTGCGCCTGAGTCCGAGCGGCGCCTGGAGCGCCTCAGCGAGCTTTCTCGGACCAACTCGGGCATCAGTGACATGCACGCGCATGGGACCATGCCGGCGCGCCTGGAGACGGGCGCCGCAGTGCGTGAGTCCAACGACGTCGCCTCGGAGCGCTTCGCGATCCCGGAAAAGGCGCTGGAGCGCTGCTATCTCGATTGCATCGAGGTGGTGCTGATGCTGTGCAAGTGCAACGCCGAGAAGAAGTTGAAGACGCCGGATATCGGCTACAGCTTCATGACGATCAAGAAGCGGATCAAGTGGAGCGACGTCGACCTTCGAGACGTCACCTACCAGCTCCAGGCCGCACCGCAGCTCTCGCGCACGCTGGCCGGCCGCATGGATACGATCGCGGCCTGGCAGAATAGCGGGCTCATTACGCCCGAGCAGGCGCGTCACCTGATCCACCACCCGGATCTCGACGACGCCATGAACCAGATCGACTCCTACTTGGAGTATCTGGACCGCGTTACCGAGCTGCTCCTGGACGGCGACTACGTGCCGCCCGATCCGCGCGGCGACCTGGCCACCCTCGGCCTGAGCACGATGATTGGGCGCTACTTCCAGGCCATGAACGACGGCGCTTCCGAGGAAGGGCTGGAATGCCTGCGCACGCACCTGGACCAGATGGCCTTCCTCATCGCGAAGGCAACGCCCCCAGCGCCTCCGCCAGGGCCTCCGATGATGGGGCCGCCCCCGCAGGGCGCCCTACCTCCTCCAGGCCAGCCAATGGCCGCTTAGCGAGAAAGGAGGCGAGCCATGGCGAAGAAGAAGACCAAGAAGGGTAAGGGCTACGGCGGCTGCTAGCTCTCTCGATGCACTCCCTATAAGCAAAAACCAGGAATACACCAATGGCTGAAGAGAAGCTGGTAGCCGACGAGGCTACCAAGGCTGAGGCCGAGTACCGTCGCCAGCTCGCCGAGCATATGAAGGGCGACATCGAGAAGCTCGGAATCTCGACCGAAGAGAAGAAGCCCGAAGAGCCGCCCAAGGAAGAGGGCGACGAGGCCAAGGACGAGCCCGAGGATACCGACTCCGAGGAGGAGAAGGAGCCCGAGGGTGACGAAGAGGCCGAGGGCGAAGGCGACGAGGAAAAGGGCAAGTACTCGAAGGCCTTCCGCAAGCTGCAGAAGCAGGAGGCCGAGCTGCAGTCGTTCAAGAGCCAGGTGCTGGCTCAAGAGCGCGACCTCAAGCAGCGCGAGCAGAAGATCCAGGCGACTCAGACTGAGTTGACGACCTGGATCAAGCAGCTGCAGGTCGACCCGTTCGGCACGCTGCTCAAGGCTGGCCTGATCAATGAGGACGACGCGGAATATGCGTCGAAGCAGCTCTACTACCACAGTAAGACGGCTGCCTCAGACCCCAAGAATAAGCTCGAAGCAGAGCGCCTGCGCCGTGAGCGCGAGCTGCTGCTAGAGCAGCGACAGACCCGCGCCCAGCTGGAACGAATGGAGCGCGAGCGCCAGGCCGAGAAGGCCGAGGCGCAGCAGAAGCAAGAGACCGACGCCTACGTCGCTAAGATCGAGTCGACCGTAAGCGCTTACAAGGCCAAAACCCCGCTACTGGCACAGGCACTGGAAAAGAACCCGACGCGTACGCGCCAGGAGCTTTTCAAGATCGCCCATGACCTGAGTGCCGCGAAGGGCGAATTCGCGGATCCAGGGCTCGTGGTCCTCGCGTGGACGAAGCAGCGCAAGCAGCTGCTCGCCGACCACGGGATCAAGGAGCCAGTGGCTAGCAGTGAAAAAGTCCAATCCAAGAGTGCCGCCGAGAAGAAAGGCCCCACGAATGGCAAGAGCAACGGCAGTACCGCTCAGAAGCCGACCGACGACGCCGACGCAGCAGACGCAGCCTACAGGAAGAAGCTGGCCGCCATGCTGAAGGGCGAGGAAGTCGACGACTGAGCCCTAAGAGGGCCTCATGTCCGCAACCAGTAGCAGCACTGCAGACTTCGTCTATAAGGCGAAGTACGGCGGGCTCGTCCACGAGGAAGAGCGCCGCCACCCGACCCTGGCCGGCACCAAGAAGATTGGTGGCATCGGTCTGACTAACCCGTACGTGGTTGCCTATGGCGACGGCCAGGGCGCCGCCGCAGGCACCAACTTCACTACGGCACAGACCAACGTGTCGCCCGTGAAGGGCGTGCAGTTCTCCATGGTGCCGAAGGTCCGGTACCGCATCGCTCAGGTGGATGGCGTTTCCAGCGTCCTCTCCATGGGCGATCCCAATGCCTTCGAGTCGCTCATCGTCGCCGAAATGCGCGGCAACGCGAATGGCATGATGAACGACCTCGGCTTCGACCTCTTCCGTGATGGCACTGGCCAGCGCGGAGTGCGCGCGTCGCTGTCGTCCAACACTGTCACGCTCACGATCAAGACCGACTCGCGCAACTTCTTCGTCGGCATGACCGTGAAGGCGGGCACCAGCACCACCTCGCTGCGTGCGGGCTCGACGACCGTCACGGGCGTCGACTACGACGCCGGTACGGTGACCCTGGCCTCGGCCGCGGCCATCACCGGCTTCGTCGACAATGACCTGCTCTTCCGCGAGGGCGAGACGGGAAACATCCTGATGGAGGGCTTCAGCTCCATCATCCCGCTCACTGCCCCCGTCCTGGGCTCGGACTCGTTCCGTGGCAAGGACCGTGGTCAGCAGGCGACCCTCCTGGCCGGTTGCCGCCTGGCGGCCGACGGCTCTACCCCTGAGGAGCTGGCGCTGCGCATCGCGGCGGCCATCTTCGACGCGGGCGGCGACGCTGACGAGCTGATCCTGAGCCCGCTCAACGCGCAGGCGATGTGCAATCGCGGGTCGGCGAAGATCACCTATCCCGACGGTGGCGGCACCATGACGATCGGCTTCACTGGCGCGGTGCTGCAGTCGCCCGCTGGCCAGCTCAAGCTGGTGTCCGATCCCGACTGCCCGAGCAATCGCGGCTACGTGCGCAAGAAGAGCACCTGGCAGATCGAGTACGGTGGCCCGTCGCTGGTGCACAGCACCTACGACGACGCGAAGTTCACTGGCAAGTTCTGGTTCCCCAAGGACGCCAGCGACACCATCGAGGGCCGCTCGCGCGTGATCTGCAACCTGAAGTGCACCGAACCGCGCAGCAATGGCGTGTTCGAGATCGCCTAAGGAGGCAGTCCTATGCAGTTCTATCCTGCAATGAGCGGGGTGCAGAACACCCGCACCTATCACATTCGCATCCTGGGCGTGAATGGCAGTGTCACCACCCAGGAGGCGAATGGCATGACTATCACTCGTCTGAGTGAGGGTCTCTACCGCATCACCTGGGCCGACAACCCGTTCCAGTTTATCGGCGCGCTCTCGCAGCTGATCGCGAGTACGCCGGGCGATGTCGACGACACCGAGGTGGTGTTCGATGACTACGACTCGACGACCAAGACGCTGGATTTCGCCGTGACCGAGGCTGGCACCCTGGCAGATCTGGTCGCGACGGAGCGGCTGTATATCCAGGTGATCTTCTCCGAGTCGGGGTACTAACCCATGCCGCCCGATTTCGGCGGACTCCTGGCGCGCGCCAAGGCGCCCCCAGTCGAGCCCATGGAGCCCGTGCCCGAAGTCGAGGGCGAGGAAGACGGGCTCAAGGAGCGCGTCACCCCCATTGCCGAGGAGCTTCTCGCGGCAGTGCGGGGTGGCGACGTCGATGCACTCGCAGACGCCCTGATTGCGGCTCACAAGGCCGTGGCCTCGGGCGCCTCCGACGACACCGCACTCACGGAGTAATCGATGGCGCGCAACGTGACGGTCCAAAAGGTGGTGGACGAGGTCCAGGTGCTCTGCCAGGACGTTAGCCACAGCCTCGCCACGGAGGCGCAATACATCAGCATCATCAACGACGAGCACGCGCGCCTCTACGCGTACTACGTCGCTGCAGAGCCGGATCGCTACCGGACGGAAGCCACGATTACCAGCACGGGAGTAGCGGCGTACGCGCTGCCCTCGGACTGGCTCGCCACCATCGCCGTGGATTTCGCGTCCGGTAGCGTCCGCACCCCTCTCATGCGCCTGCAGGAGCAGGATCGCAACCTCTACGTCAGCACCTCGGGCCAGTCGCGCGCCTACCGCGTGATCGGCACGAACGTGGTGCTCTACCCGACGCCTCTCACGGGCCAGACGTACACCCATATCTACCTCCCCACTGCCCCCGTCCTCTCTGCCGTCGGCACGTCCATCGACTGCCGCCTGGGCCACGACAAGTGGCTGCAGATGTGCGTCGCGCGCACGCTGCTCAAGACTGAGGAGACCTACGACGGTCGGTGGGACGACGAGATCAAGCAGGTCGAATCCGAGCTGAAGATGGAGGCGAATTATCGCTACTTCCAGGACATGGCTCGCATGCAATCAGACGACTGGACTCGTCAGCGTGGCTGGCCATTCGGTGGCCGCGCTTGGCCCTATGGAGGCATCTGGTGACGCGACTGGTCTCTAGGCGCCCCATCAAGGATCCCGAGGTGGAGCGGGCCGTGCAGGTGGTGGCGCGCGCCCATGACGACCTGGCTATGAACCCTATCCTGACTCGCCAGGTCATCACGATCACGCTGCCCAATGCCACCACGGTCAAGACCAAGCACAAGCTCGGGCGCAAATACGAGGCGTACTCTCTCACGGCTCCTCGTGGCGCAACGACCTCGGGGCGTATCGTCGACATCGAGCCTACTGACGGCACCGACGACATTTGGCTTCAGGCCAATGGCTACGGCGCGACGGTCACGGTCCGAATGACGGTGTACTGATGCCAGCTCGTCCTCTCGACTTCCACAACTTCCCGTTTCCCATGGTGGGCGGGCTCGACACGAAGATCGACGGCGTTGCGCTGCCTGCACCCAAGCTGCAGCTCTGCGAGAACGCCTACTCAGACAAGAGCGGCACGCTCAAGCGGCGCCCCGGCATGTCGATCCTCGGCAATGCCCTTCTGTCGGGATCGTCGATTGGCACCCCCATCGCCTTGTCCTCGTACAAGGACAACCAGATCGCCTTCTCGAATAACAACGCCTACGAATACGGCTCGGTGAAGGGCGGCTGGATCGACAAGGGCACGGCGTACTCGATGAGGGTGCGCGTCAACAACGTCGTCAACAGCAACGCTAGCTTCAGCGCCAATGGCTCCATCGACATGGCGACGGTGGGCAACATCACCGTTGTGGCGAACATGGTGTTCAGCCCGTCGGGCGCCAACACCACGAGCCAAGTGCTGGTGAGCGTCTTCGATGCTGATGGCACGGTCTACAAGAGCGGCAAGCAGCTCTACACCGTGACGGCTGCGGCGGCCGAGCCCACGGCAGTGCGCTGCATCGCGCTGGGCGTGCGGATCTACGTCTTCTACTACGACAGCTCGGCTGCGGATCTCATGGTGTGGATCCTCGACACCTCCAGCGCGAGCACGGTCAATACCGCTCTCGGCGCCTCGGCAGTCAGCTGCGTGACGAACATCAACACCACGACGCCGATTTACGACGTCGCCGTGACCAGCACGTCGGCAGATGTTCATATCGTCTACCGCAACACGGGCGCGGCGCCTGCGCAGTTCACGCTGGGCTTCGTCGACACCAGCGGCGCGTTGGTGAGCACGACGACCCACAATGCGACGGGTACTCCCGTCGGCCTCGCTGTTGCGGTGGCCTCGAATGCCACCACGTACGGCTTTTGCTACACCACCAACACCACGCCCACGGACCTGTACGCGGTCATCAAGAGCTTCTCGGCGGGGTCCTGGTCCAACGTCCAGACCAGCGGTGCAATCGAGGCTGGCCTGACGGCCGCGCTCTACTTCGCGTGTCTTGGCTGCCTCTGGGAGAACACCACCACGTTCCGCATGTTCTACAGCGGCGACGGTACGGGTGCGAATAACCAGACCTACCAGCGCACGTATACGACCGCTGGCGCGGCCTCTGCGCGCCTGCAGACGCTCCGGCACAGCTTCCTTGCCTCGAAGCCCTTCACGGGCACTGACGGCAATTTCTACTTCTGGAGCTTCGCTGGCGCCCTGCTCACGGTGATCCAGCCGACGCTCTTCCTGATGCGCCACGACGGCATCCCGGTGGCCTGGGCCAACCAGGACGTCGCCTGCTTCCCGTTCCTCGGGTACCTGCCACAGGTGCAGTCTTCGGGTACCGGCACGTTCACGGTGGCTACGCCCTACCTAGCGCATATCGGCACCAACAGCCCAAGCAGCTCCTTCATCGGAGACGGCACCCAGCTCGGCAGTCGCACGATCGCTGTCGATATGACGCACGCCCAGTCCCACAAGACCGTGGAGGTGGGTGAGACGCTGTACATGGCTGGCGGCTTCCTCCAGCAGTACGACGGCTCAGGGTTCACCGAGGCAGGCTTTCTGCGAATCGCCAGTGTCGCGGGCACGACGGGCGAGGCCATCACCGTAGGCGGTGGGGCTGGCGCCCCGTGCGCGTACATCGTGGTCCCCGAGATGACCAACACGCGCGGCGAGCGCGAGCAGGGCACCCACAACGGGTCAATCACGGGTGTGATCGGCGATACCGTCACGATCCCGACTACGCCTTTCACGCTGCACAAGTCACCACGCCCTAATTTCGTCTGGGCCGTGTACCGCACGGGCGCAAACCCGACGAGCGACACACCATTTCATCGGCTCGGTGAGGTGGAGAACGATCCCACCTCCAACACGGTCACCTTCCTCAATGCCACGGCCGACGTGACCGATCACGAGCCCTTCTATCAAGATTCGGGCGAGCTGGAGAACATCGCGCCTCAGTCGGGTTACATCCTGGCGCAGGGTGGCGGTCGGGTGTTCGTGGCTGGCTGCTCCGATGACCCGCATCGGATCGAGGCGTCAAAGATTCGCGA